GATGGATTGATATTATAATAACTGCACTAGTCGGAGGGGATAAGCGCAAAAAAAAAGCTAAAAAGTAATGGCACAAACAACTGGTTTAATTAATGGGAGCAATCTACGGATTATGCTCGATGAGGACGGGGGTACTCCTGTCATGGTGGATAACGTAACTGACTGTAGCATAAGTGTTTCGTCTGAAATGAAGGACACATCTGTGAAAGAGGATGGAGGTTATAAAGCTGTAATGCCTGGAAGGGTATCAGTAACTGTCAGCTTTACAGCATATTTTGAGGAGGCAGATGCAAGCTCTGGATATACTGATATTATAGGATGGCAATTAGCAGGAACTAAGCTAGACGCTAAATTCACTCAGATGATAGGAACAGCTACAACTGAGAACACTGGAGATCATGCATTTACTTTCGAGGCTTATGTTACTAGCTGCGACCTTTCTGGAGGGGTGGAAGATCAAGCGACATATAGCGTGACGTTAGAAACTGTTGGTACGGTAACTTACGCAGCTATCTCATAATGAATATCACACTCGATAACAAAAGCTATCCAGTAAAGGCTACTATGAGAGCCTGGAGAAAGTTTGAGAAAGAAACAGGGGTTAAAGTGGTTGAGGTAGATGCTACTGATATCACTCTAATACCTGAGCTCGTTTACTACTTTGTAGTAGATGGGTGCTTAGCTCAAGGGATGGAATTTAGTATGGAGGTTGAGGAGTGGCTGGGATTAATTACGGTACAAGACTTACCACAGTTAATAGCAGTTATGGAGGAAGCGATGGGAAGTACTACGGACGGTGGAAAAAAAAAGAAGAAGGTGGAGGTGATCCCCTCAGTTGGGATAGAATAGAGGAGTTAGGGCTGGGCTTATTGGGGCTCAGTCCTAAATCTCTTTACTCACTTACTTTTAAGGAGTTTGGTAATGCAGTGCGTGGAAAGAAAGAAAGCGAGGAGCTAAGGGAGCGGTCCAACTGGGAGCGTACCAGGTGGCAAAGTGCTCTACTTCTAAACGTACACACAAAGAAAGGGAGTAAGATTACTCCTAAAGATTTAACTGTGTTCCCCTGGGAGAAAGCTCAGGAGAAGATAGAGAATGATAACAGAGGCTGGGATATGTTCAAAGCTCTAGCCGAAAATAAGTGAGATGGCAAAGCTCGGAGATTTAGTAGTAAGGATAGGAGCAGATACTAGAGATCTTAATAAGAGTCTAGGTAAAGTGCAGCGCAATATGCGCTCTATGACTTCTAACTTCACAGCTCTAGGTACTCAAATGACTAAAGCTGTAACGCTCCCTATTTTGGGGGTGGGTGCTATGGCTATCAAAAGCGCAGCAGATTTAGAGAAGATGGAGGTTAGCTTTATCTCTCTCACTGGAGGAGCTAAACAAGCTGGAGAGATGATGCAGCAGCTCAATGAGTTCACTGCAAAAACTCCTTTTCAAATAGATGCCGTTGCTACTTCAGCTCGTCAGCTTATAGCTTCAGGTACAGGGATAGGAGAGGTAAACGAACAGCTCCAATTTCTAGGAGATATAGCAGCTACTACTGGACAGCCTATAAATGAGATAGCAGCTATCTTCGCAAAGGTTAATGCGAAGGGCAAAGTAGAGCTAGAGAATCTCAACCAATTAGCGGAGAGAGGTATCCCAGTGTTCAAAGGTTTAGCAGATGCTACTGGGCTTCTCCCCTCGGAGCTCGGAGCTGGAGCGGTTACTGTTCAGCAATTCAACGATTACTTAAAGAGCTTATCTGAGGAGGGAGGTATGGCTAATGGAGCTATGGAGAGGCTCTCTGAAACTGCTACAGGCAAATTTAGTACAGCTCTAGATAACTTGAAACTAGCTGGAGCAGCTCTAGCTGAGGATCTACTCCCTATAATAAGTGACCTATTAGATTACGTAGTGGATTTAGCTCAGAGCTTTACGAGGTTATCTCCAGAAACTAAAAAGATTATTTTAATAATGGGAGGACTAGCGGCTGCTATAGGTCCATTACTTATTATGATACCTAAAATGATAGCTTTGTTTTCATTTGTGGGAGGTCCTATAACGGCTGCTGTTTTAGCTATGACAGCTTTAACTGTTATCATTAACGACGTTAGGAAGGTTTATGGTAAAGTGGAAACAACGTTAGAGAAAGCTAACAAATCTGTGCATAGTCAAAGCTCAGAGGTTAGGCATTTAGTGAACGCATATAACGACACTAATATCTCTCTAAAGGATAAAGAGAGGATTTTAAAACGTCTAGAGGTTATAGATAGCACACACTTCTCAAATCTCAGTGCAGAAAATACAACTTATAAGGATCTAGTTAAAAATCTAGATGACTATACTAAAGCTCTACGTAGATCATATTTAGAAAAAGCATTTCAAAAGCGAGGAGAAGACCTGTTTAAGCAGTTAGCAGACCAGGAAGCTAGGTTACTCGTTGAGATGGAAAGGAGTGCTAAACGAAAAGAGAAATTTGATAGAGGCGATTTTTGGCTCGGAAAGCATGGAGATGTTAGAGGGGCAAAAATTAGAATAAAGGAAACGCTTAAATTAATCGAAGAGTTTGAAGCGGAGAAGCTAGACCTCTTAGAGAAATATGCTTCAAAAGCTCAAGACGTTAGCTCTGGAGGAGAAGCTGGAGGAGGAGTGGGAGGCTCTATTAAGGAGGTGAAGATATTTGGCTCAGAGATAGAGAGGTTATTAGTCAGCTTTAATCAGATGCCTGGAGCAGTTCTAGAGTCTAAGAAAGCTATAGTACAGCTCACTGATGCACTAGGGCAAACTTTTAACGTACAAAATACAGACGCTTTATTAGGTTTCTTAAATGACTTTAAGGTAGCAACCGATGAAATAGCTGAGGGAGTTGAGGTTACGGAGATAGCTTTTCAAGGTTTAGCGGAATCTCTAGGTGCTACATTCGGAGAGATGGTTGCTGGAGCTCAAACTGGGAAAGAAGCTCTCAAGAGTTTTGCTAAAGATGCTATAAGATCTATTATAGCTCTAGCGAGGGTTAATGTAATAGCCAACGCCACAAGCCCTTCTAACATAGCAAATAAGCAGAGTGGAGGATTAACGGCTCCTATCTTTGCTCTAATCGGGTTATCAGCTCTAGAGGCTCTATTAGCAAATATCCCAGCTCTAGCGAGTTCTGGACTTGCTTACGGACCTACTCTAGCGATGGTAGGAGATAATAAAAATGCGCATATTGATCCTGAGGTAATTGCGCCAATATCGAAGCTCAAAAAGATGATGGGAGCTAGTACGGTTCAGGTGTACGGGCGTATCTCAGGAGATGATATAGTAATAAGTAACTCTAGAGCTTCTAGGGATAGAAACAGATTCTAATGGCTTATATATACGCAACCTCGGAATTTACTGATATAAATGATACAGACTGGAAAGTTGATTTAGTAGCAGATTCAGCTGGTTTAGATACAAACTACGCTTTTAATCTCGGACCTGATGGATTTATCCTCTCCTATGATTTTGATGAGTACGATAGATGCAAACCTATAGTAGGGAGTAGAGTACAGATTACACTCTATCACCCCAAAGTAGATAGCACGTACTTTGATGCTCTCTATGGCTATTTAGACGGCTTCGAGGAGGGTTCCTTTAGGATAGAGATATATAGAGATCCAGATAGCTCAAACGAGCTGTGGTGGAGTGGAGAGATACTCCCTGAACAGACAGTAATTCCAGACGATTATCCTTTCGCTCCTGTAACTCTTACAGCTGTAGATGGATTAGCTAATCTCAAAGGGATAGACTATAATAACGATGGAGCAGCGTACACAGGAACAGCTACTATATTAGAACACCTCCACAACCTCATCCAAAAGATGCACATCTCTAGCATCTGGGGAGCTTCAGACATAGAGCTGAGATTCTTTGAGGACTTTATAGGTAAGGAGTATAAAGATGATATAGGAGGAGCTCAAAATAAACAGCTAGAGAACGCTAAGATTTCGCACGATGCTTTCTATAATAAAGATAACGAAGGGGTAAAACAGTACTTTTCATGCTATCAAGTGCTGGAGAGTTTAGCTCTCACATTCAACGTTAGTGTCTTTATGGCTCAGGGCTCTATATGGTGGGTTCCTTTGGGAGCTATTCAATCTCACGCCTCTAACGGAATAGATGTAGCTAATCACATACTAGGAGACGGAACGGTTACATACAATACAGTAACGAATACTACTATTAGTGCTTTGTTTGGCTCTAACTCTACACAGTACGAGAAGCTCAATGGATTTGAGAGGAGTTCTGCTCCCTCGTTTAAGCAAGTAGTAAGGACTAGAGAGTATCAAGGGATGAGGAGCCTAGTACACGATAGCCTGTACTCTAGGACTCAAATTATTGCAAGTGATGTACTATCAGATGAGGATCTAGAGTACTACGAAGATCAAAGGTTTTTAGTATCTGGAACACTTGTATATCTAGCTCCTCCCTTTGGATGGATCACTCCAGATATTGATAGAGTCGCAAGAGTAAAGCTAGAGCTAACTATTAAATTCGGAGATGCTGGAGGCACTACTAACTACCTAAAGAGAAACTATGGCTTTGATAGTGGCTGGATAGAACAAACAGAATATCGTAATTTCACAGAGGTAGGGTGGCCTGGTTTTGATATTACTGATCCCTGGGACGTGCTCTCTATCTATAGAGCACAAGCAGAGTACCCGTCATGGGATACAAGCCCAGCTACATTCGATATTGTAACGCAAGATTTTGATAAGATTATAGGTACATACGATCCATTATTTCAGACTTATGCGCTCCCTCTCTCTGTACCGTTTCAATTTGTAACTCCTGAGCTCCCAGCAGATGCTACAGGACTGCAAATATCTGCAGCTCTTACTGGTTTAGACTGGCAAGGCTCGGAGGATACAGATATAGGAGCTACTTCTAACTCTGGAGGAGCTATTCAATACAGGATAGATCACTTCAAGATACAAGAGTACAGCTCTGAACAGGGGCAAGAGTTTAGCTCTGTAGAGATAACAGCTACTAATCCAGATACAGCTCGTTATGATTTTAACCAGGGAACTACTCTAGTAGGAGATAGGATAAGTGATTACGATTTAGGTGTTATCAAAATTAATAACGGCTCTAATTACGTTGATAGTACGGAGTGGACGAACCTACAAAGCTCTACAGCTTCCCTCTCTATTAACGGACTAGGAGTAAAGGAAAGACTAGCAGCTAATAGGTTACATAGTAGGATGGAGAGAGGTACACTCTACCAGGTTGGGCGTACATACATACACCCCTATACTATACTCACTAACTCAGACTACTCAGATAACTATTTTCAGGTAACAGGGCTCAAGTTTATAGCCAATCGGTGTGAGTACGATTTAGAGTGTATGTTTCTCACTCGTAATATCACAGGAGTAACTGTAGAGCAAGATAATAGCAAAGGAGATTTATTTAATCCTCCTCCTGGACCTTTACCAACTACTAAAGGACCAGCTACAGATAACATAGTAAGTGATAACACTACAAAACTAGGCTTTGTAGATACAGATACTTATGGAATAACTCAACTAACTACAAGTACAGGGAGTGCTCCTATAGATATAATACTTCCCACTTCTAAAGCTGGAGCTGGTACTGAGATAATAACTATTGATACTCTAGGAGCTATGACTTCTCTAGCAGATGGAGCTAGTGGAGAGTTTTTAAAGACTAACGGTTCAGGGGTGCTCTCCTGGGGTGCAGCTGGAGGAGGAGGAGGAGCAGATGGATGGTTTGGATCTACTACTCTCTTAAAAGTTATGCCTACAGAGTTCTTTATGAACGACGATTACACTAGAGCTCCTTTGCCTGTGGAGGATGATACTACTGATGTACTAGGGGTACGGTGTCCAGCTTCCTCAGCAGAGCTCTATGCGTTTATCCCTATTCCTACAGGTTACAAAGCTACCCACGTTAAAGTGTACGCTTCAGCTTCTACAGCTCTAGCTGTAAACGTTAGGAGCTTCAACCAAACTACAGGAGCTTCCACTTCTAACGATACAGGAGACTTCAATAGCTTGATAGATATTACAGATATCACGAGCTCCAGCACGGCAAATTGTGTAATTAAACTACTCCCAGCTTCTAACATTACAGTGATATATGGAGCGGATATAACTATAGCAGCAGTATGACAAAAGCAGAACTAGAAAGATTGACAGCTCTCATGATAGAGATGGAAAAAGCACTACTAGAAACGGGAGGAGCTAATCACAGTAAGCCATGATAGATTCTAATTGCTGGGGGCTAAACTTCCTATGGGCTGGATGGGGAGCTGCTGTATGGATAGCAGATATAAACTATCTTATCGCTATAGTGGGAGGCTGCACTCTTATATGGGTAAACGTAGAGAGGATCATAACTGAGAGGAGAAATCGCAAATGAGCTACATACCGTACATATTAATCATATCTCTCAATCTAGCTAACATACGCTTTAAGCTCAGAAAATATGATACTGTAGACGGGCACGATTTACTCTGTATTTTAATATCACTAGTCGGATGCTACACTTTAAGCTAGAGGAGTTTGACTCTCCAGACTTACCTGGTACAGGCTATGTCATGGATAAAACATTTTTGAATCTATTAGATAGAGCTAGAGATGCAGCTGGGATACCTTTCGTTATTACTTCGGGCTTCAGAACTTTAGAGCACCAAAACGAGCTTAAAAAACAAGGCTATCCAGTTAGCAAGAGCTCCTCTCATCTCAAAGGACTAGCTGCTGATATCTCATGTACAGATAGTGCTAGTAGGCTTATTATTATAGAGAGCTTACTATATGTAGGGTTCAGGAGAATCGGGATATCTGGTAAGGGAAAGTTTATCCATGTAGATCTAGATAAGGACAAAAAACAAGACGTTATCTGGGTGTATTAACACACTGTTGTTAATTACTTTGCTTATTTTATTTGGTTTAGGGCATTTAATACCCTATAATTGCGGTATGGATAACGTGCGTGATAATTATCATAAAGTAAAATTATGTATTGAGAAGGGGCAACGGTTACAGCGAGAGCCAAAACAAGTTGTTAACTATTTGCATCGTGATTCTATTGTCTATCAATTAAATAGGGTTTTAACGCCTTTTCAATTCAGTTCAAAATCATTTCTTACTGATTTTAGTCAGCTCTTTTCTTTTTATGTGAACATAACTTGTTTACGATTTATTAATGCTCAATCAAGACTTTACTCTGGGGTAGCGAATATATCCCCCCTAGTGCCTTGAGTAATAAGATTAAGTTAAATAAAGATATCCTAAAAAAGGATGGCGCGTACCAGGTGTACGTGAGTGGAAAGTTCTACGAGTTCTCAAGCTATAGAAAAGCAGAAGATTTTATACGAGCAGTAGATATCTATCTAAACGCTCAATTCGAGATGGTTAACGCCAATCTTATAACGGTGTATGGCACATATAGGAGATTGAGCTGGTACGTTCATTCTTACGATAGAACCTCTCTCAGGCTCCAGATTAACGAGATAGAGCAAAGTATAGAGCTCAGTATAGAGAGAGCAGATTGGAGCTCCTGGAGGAACACAATTTTCTCAAAGCTAGACTATAGTATCTCTCTATTAGATACCGTCTTAAAGAGGATGCAAGAGATAGCAACCGAAAAGAAGTACACAGTATTAAGCGGAGAGATAAAAAGCAATCTGAGAGCCGTTGAGCTACTCAAAATGGAGGTAGAGAGATTCGATATTAAGAACAATAAATATCTAGCAGAGGAGAAGAAAGGCTTCACAGTATATAGAAAAATATCAAACCAATAAATATGACTTTTTTAACAAACAATTACGAGAGAGCAGCTGCTACTAGCGGATATCTCAAATTCGCACCTAATGACAGTGCAACCATTCGCATAATTTCGCATCCTCTAGAAGGTATAGAGGTCTGGAAAGATAACAAGCCTATCCGCTGGAAGTACGATGGAGAGATGCCAAAAGAGGCATTTACAGCAGATGATAAGCCAAAGCCCTTCGCAGCATTTGGAGTATGGCACTACGAGGAGGAAACGTTTAAGATATGGCAATGCTCTACACGCTCTATCCTCCAGGAGTTAGCAAATCTCAACGAGGTAGAGGGCGATCCATTGAGCTACGACTTGAAAATAACTCGTAAAGGAGCTGGGTTAGATACTAAGTACTACGTAAAGCCTAGTAAGCCATCTGAGCTCTCTGAGGCTGTTATGTTCGCTTCTCAAGAGTTCGCTTCTAAAGTAGACCTAGAGTGTCTATTCACTGGAGATAATCCATTTAAGTAATGGATATTGAAAAGAAACTCGTAGCACTCATGAGTGTAGCACTCAATCAAAATAAAGCCATTGAGGACTTGCTAAAGATGATTGAGTCTTTAGATGATAGGCTTGAAAAACTTGAGAAGTAATGGATATAAACAAGATAACACTAAGTTTCTCTAGTCTAAAGCAGTTCAGTAGATCTCCAGCTCACTTCGCACACTATAAAAAGAGGGAGTTTAAGCAGTCTACAGCTATGCGTAGAGGGTGGTTAACACATTTACTTACTCTAGAGCCTGAGAAGCTCTCTGAGCTCGTTGTGCTAGATGTAGCTACTAGAGCTAACAAGCAGTATAAGGAGGCTCTTATAGAGCATGGAAAGGATAAGGTATTTACAGCTCGTGAGGTGTTAGAAGCTCAAAACTTAGTTATGAGCATATTTGAGCACCCTCTAGCTAGTAAGCTCATCAAAGAGGCTACTTCTGTAGAGAAGCATATAAAGTGGAATATGGATGGGGTAAAGTTTCATGGATACGCTGATATTATAGGGAGAGATTTTATAGCTGATCTGAAGATAACAGATAACGAGCCAAAGAAGATACAAAGGTGGGTTATGGATAACCTCTATCATATGCAATTAGCTATGTACTCTCATGGGGTTTTTCCAGATAGAGATATATCAAATTATCTCATCACTTGTGATCCTAACGCTCCTCATGGAGTAGTAGTATACGAGCTAAGTAGAGAGATGATGGAGGATGGCTTGAAACAGGCGCAGCTAGAGATAGCTCTATTCAAGGCCTGGTACAGCGACTGGGATGGGGAGAGCGTACCTAGGAGCTACGATTTTTATGAGAGTGCTAACGAGCCTATGTATTTAGAGCTCCCAAACTGGTACAAATGAGCTCAATACAGGAATATATCCGGAGGGTGTATGGCACCCAGCAGAAATGCGCTGATGCTCTAGGAGTGGATAGAAAAACGGTCTACAGATGGATAAATGATAATCCTACTCCTATGCTAAAATATGCAGATAAGATAGTTGATACAGCTGATACTACAAAGCTGGAGCTTATAGGAGAGGTACTGTACAGGGATGAGGAACTAGCATGAAAGAAGGAGTTTGGATAGATATAGAGATTTGGGAGCTTTTCGAGCTCTCACTACTGGAGAGGTACATACTCTCTGATATCCAAAACTTTTCTAAAGGTGGGAGGCAATACTTCAAAACTAATAAAAAACTAGCTGAGGAGTGCCACTGTTCAAGAGCCTCAATTACAAGAACTATCTCTAAACTAACGAGAGAGAATTATGTAAAAATAACACAAAAAAAGCCTCTGAGGGTGCTAGAGTTAACTACTCAATTTGCAACGTTAACTACTCAATCTGCAACGTTAACTACTCAATCTGACGCATTAACTACTCAAATTGACGCATTAACTACTCAATCTGACGCACATATAAGTAAAGTAATAAGTAAAAGAAAAAGTAAAGTAATAAGTAAAATAATAAAAGAGGAGATTATATATCCTTTTCAAGAATTAGACTTTATAGAAGCATGGAGAGTTTGGATCCTGGAGCGCAAAGAAAAGAAGCTTCGAAACTACACCACACGAGGAGAGCAGTCTGCACTCCATAACCTCCAAGAGATTTCTGGAGGAGATTATAAAACAGCGATTAAAATCATAAATAACTCAATTACTCATGGATGGCAAGGACTATTCCCTCTCAAAGAGCAAAAAACAAAAAGACCGAAACTCGATGCTAACAAAGCAGCTGAATGGATTAATAGCAGTCGCTGATAAAGTGGCTAGAGATTTAAGCCCTCAAGATGCTTTCTCTAAAGGTATGGTTATTCAATCGGCTAAAAGTGTAGATAACACAGCAACCAGGATGCTACTTTTGAGCCAATTAGAGAAGCTCACACGCTCAGTTAATGCTACTCGTAGCTTTCTAACTCAAGATGATCTACAAGATGCTGTAGATGATATAATAGAGATTTTTCCCAGCTTAAAAATAGAGGAGATACTGCTGTGTTTTAAGCACATAAGACAAGGCAAATATGAGCTATATGGCAACCTCACTACTAACACTCTCATTAAGTGCCTCCATAATTACGAGATAGAGCACACTGTACCCATGAGAGAAAGAGAGCACACAAAAGCTCACGAGTACCAGACAGCTCATATAAACTGGAAGAAAGTTAGTAGAGCTCTAGAGGACTCGGGGCTGATTAAAGAGCCAAAGAAAACACTAGAAGAGGCCGGGGGATTTGTTCACTTAAACAGAGAAGATTTTGAGGAGATTGCAAGAGCGCAAAAAGAAAGCTACAAAGCGAAAAACGCTAGTTAAAAACTTAGATATGTACTTCAGTAGATACATACGATGGAGCCACGCAGATAGTGATGGCATGGTGCAGTGCGTGACTTGTAACGCACCTCCTAAGCACGTTAAAGAGATGCAGTGCGGTCACTTCATGAGTAGACGATACTACTCTACTCGCTGGATGCTTAAAAACTGTTCTCCCCAGTGCTATAGCTGCAATATCGGTTGCCAGGGTAGACAGTATAAGCACTCTCTGTACATAGATAGAACCTATGGAGAGGGGACAGCACAAAAGATAGCAGATAGATCTGAGCTCTCTAGGAAGTACACAAATGAGGAGCTCAAAACATTAGCAAACCATTATAAAAAGAAAGTAGATGAACTATGTACAAAACACTGCTGAACAGTGTAAGATAAAGAGCTCCGAGTGGATAAAGCTCAGAGGAGCTGAGATGGCTCTAGAGATGGGTTATGATCCTAGAGGTCTATACACCCTGAGCCGTA